TCGCCTTCAGCATCTTCTAAAATTTCACAGTGAGCAGTCTTATTGCAAGGTTTTATGGTGCAACAGATATCACGAGCAAGTGAATCTAAAATATTTACGCCATCACGTTTCATAGTGCCACCTTCAATAGACCAAGCTATCAAGCTTCTAGATTTTGCTCCATGGTGTCTATTGTCATATCTAAGGATGGCAGCAACATCTTTTGCTCCAGCGTGGCCTACAGCATCGAACAATTCGCCTTTAGCGTAAATATATGGAACTTTTACTTTATCCCAAAAATACAACTCATGTTTATTAGAGCAGTCAGATTTTTTCATTATCTTTTTAGCAAAAGTAACTTTACCAACCACTTGTACAGGATTTTCTTTTGATTTATGCTCCCAATTAAAAACACTATCATCAGACCCAAGAGAGGAGATATCCATTTTTTCAACATTGATTTTTTCAGCAGAGCTGTCCATCACCTCAGAAACTGCAATACCGTGAATTATTGTTCCACGTTTATTTTTCATTTTCATTCTCCGTATATTCAAAAATATAACCCTTGTATTGTTTCATTTTACTATTTAAAACACTAGATATGTGCCTAAAGCCAATGTCCAGATCATTAGCGCATTCTCTTCTATTGTACCATTCACCTACAAGTTTCCCTTTTTCATAAATGGCAGATTTGCCACCATCTCCGCCCCTTCTTATCTGAATAGCCTCATAGACATTAAAAGTATTATTTTTAAGTTTTTTATCCCACATTTTCTTAGCAGCCTTGCCAACTTTAAACTTAACTTCTGGTTTGTTTTGTGCAATTGCCATATTTTTAAGAGTATCTTCCCTAATAGTTGGGTTTTGCCATCTTTTTTTTAATTTTAAAGAACCTTCTTTACCATAATTTATATTTTTATCACCAGATTGTTCTTTAGATTTCATTGTTTTTAGCTTTTCTGCCTGTTCTTTTCCATAAATTTCTTCGTAGCTTTTACCTTTTCTGGCCTTGCTCATTTTATTTTTGGATTCTTTTGTATGTTTATAGCCCTTTGTGCTAAATTCGCCACCAACGGTTAAATTATAGCCTTTGTTTATAGAGTTAAGCTCTTTTATATAAAATCGTTCTCTTTTGTTTAGCTCTTCAGTATTGCTACAATTTTGTATAATTTCTATTATAAAATTTTCTTTTCCATATTTTTTAATAGCACTTGACAACTTAGGACAATTTGAACTTTTAGCACAATGTTGTGACCATCTAACAGATAAAGAATGCACGGTTTGGCCTATATAGATTTTATCATTAATTATATTGGTGATTTTATATATAATCATTATTTTAAGATTATGTTTACATTAAAATAGAACCTGGCAATATATTGCTAAACCCTTGATATTTATCGGATCTCAATAACTATATGAAATTTATCAATTTATTGCTTCTGCGTTAACCTTTATTTAATATTATTAAGTATTTACGCACTCTAATTGTGTAAAAGGTTAACCAAACACTAATAAGGAGAAAAAGATGATCAAATCAACTGCTAGTGCAGATGCTACCCTTCGGGATTTAGCTGAGCATCTAAAAAGAAAAGTTAGCGAATCTGCTACTTTAGATACAGTTCGTGAAGCTCGTGATGCTAATGGATGGCCTATGCTGTTCTTGTCTTTAGCTGGTGCTGAAGCTGCTGGTGACAACGTTGTTGCTATTCGTATGAAAGGAATCGACATGGTTTCTAAAGACGTATTTGGTAACGATGCTATCGCTTACACCCCTCATACAATAGAAATTGCTTATGAAGATACTGTAGCTGATGAGTTAGATAAAGCTGTTGTTATCGCTGAGTGTGCAAAGGTTGGCGTTAAGCTTGAAATCAAAGCTATTGCTGCTGCCACTGCTGTAACTGAAGCCTCTATAGATGCCAAAGCTGCTGACCGTGAAATTGAAAACGACGACTTGTGGCCAACTAAAGGAAGATAATTAACCAACCAACCAAAAGGAGTTCATAATGAAATACACTGATGAACAAGTAAATAAAATTTTGGCTCAGTTGGAAGATGAATTCTCTTCTATTTTACACAAATCTGAAGAGGAAGCTGCTAACCTTGAAACTCAAGAGACTGCTGAAGAAGTAGAAACTCAAGAAGTTGTTGAGGAAACTCAAGAAACTGCTGAAGTTGAAGCCGAAGAAGCTTCTCATGACTACACTGACGAAGATATCCAAGAAGTTGAAGGACTTTATGCTGATATGGACAAGTCAGAAGCTGAGATTCACTGGAAAGCTTTAAAAAAAGCCATGGGCGAAAAAATTATCGAAGACACTCCTGCTGAAGAAGTAGAAGTTGCTCCGGTACAAAAAAATGAAACTGTTGAAGATAAAGAAGTAGAAGAACTTAACAAAGCTGAACTTCTTGCTAAAGACGAAAAAATTGCTGAACAGTCTGATAAAATCGAAAAGATGGAAAAGACTATTGGTGATTTAACTCAGGCTCTTGGTCAATTTCTTGGAAACAAGAAAACTGCCAAGCGTAAAGCTGTGACTGGTTTGAACTATCAAACTATCGCTAAATCTGAGGGGTCTGATAGCAAAGAAGGAAATGTAGATGTTAAATCTCTTTCTAAATCTGAAATTACTACGAAACTTACTCAAGTTTCTGCTAATCCTCAGACTTCTAGTCAAGACAGACAACTTATTAACGAATATTATTGCAATAACGGTAGTGTCGAATCAATCGGCCACTTGCTTAAATAACATAAAGGAGAAATAAAATGTTAGAAGAACTGCAAACACTAGTGAAAGCTCTCGAAGCTGGATCGTATAATGCAGCGCCTGGAACTTTAACGCAAGGTGCCGCATTACAAACTGAAGAATTGTCTCCAGTCATGCAAAACGTGACTTTCGAAGACAAACACATTAAGCTTCAAAAAGCTTTAGGTGTTAAGGAATGTAAATCACAACTCGTACAGTTCAACCGTCAATTAGACTACGGTATTTTTGGTGGATCTGCTCAGTATGAAGGTGGAATTGGTGAAGAAGACACTTCAAACTTCTCTCGAATCACTGTACCTATGAGTTTCTACTCTACAGTTCGTCGAGTAACTGTCGCTGCTAACTACATCGGAGCTTTCGATGGCGTTAAAGCTGAAGACCGTGCTGCTCACGATGCTGCTATGAAACTTGCTGGAGACGTTGAGTTTGACTCTTTCCGTGGTCAATCTGATTTCTCTAATGCTGGTGTTTTCGATGGAAACCCTCTTGCTGCTGCTAAAATGCCAAACATGATTGGTCTTGATGCTCAGGTACGTCAATCTGACGCTATCAGCAACACACAAGATCTTATGTTTGCTGAGTATGGTTCTGACCAAACTGTTGTTCTTTCTGCCAACGGTGGATTGACTCAGTCTATCATCGAAGACTCAGCTGTTCGTTCTGCAATGAACATGGGTTCTGCTGACAAAATGTATCTTGACCCAATTTCTTTGAGTCATTACAACAAGATTGCTCACGCTAAAGAGCGTATCTTCTTAGCTGGTTCAGCTCAAGAAGCTACTGGTGCTGAACTTCGTAAGCAATGGGTTGCTTCTGGAATGGTAGAACTTGAAGCTTCTCGTTTCCTTTCTGGTAAGACTCGTCCTGCACGTCCTCGTGTTGGAAGCCCTGTAGCTCCTGTTGCTCCTACGGCTGCTGCTGCTGCTGGTGGTAACCTCGCTGCTGCTACTTATGTTTACTACGTAACTGCTGCTAACGAGCGTGGTGAGTCTGTTGCTTCAGCTGCTGTTTCTCAAGCCGCTACTGCTGGTCAAAGAATCACTTTAACTATCGCCCCTGTTGGTCAAGCTAAGTATTACAACGTTTACCGTGGTACTACTGCTGCTAACGCTAAGTTCATTGGTCGTGTTAAAGCTGCTGCTGGAAACACTACTTTCATCGACCTTGGCAACAAGCAACCTGGATCTGTAACTGGATTCTTGGTTCAGTCCAACACTATGGGTCTTCACCAATTGGCTCCTTATAGCCGCTTGAAGCTGGCAATTTCGGATTTGAGTTTGCCTGAGGCCCACTTTCGCTTCCTTGCTCTTGCTGTCTACCAGCCTAGGAAAAATGTCGTAATCGATAATATTACTGGTCAACTTAGCTACTAAATAGTTAAAATTATTCAGTAATTTTTAAAGGAGACCTTCGGGTCTCCTTTTTATTTGCCATTTTAGTCAAAGTATGATATTATAATGTAAGTTACAATTAGAAACTTTTGTTATCCTAATCTTGATTAAAAGGGAAATGAATGGCAAATAAAACAAAAATAACACAAGAAATAGCCAAACAAATAACAAATTTAGTAAATAATAACATCAATGTTACCCAGATAGCCAAGAAACTTGGCATCGGAAGAACAGTGGTAACTCTTTTTTGTAAAAATAATAATTTAAATCCTACAAAAAGAACAAGAAAGGGCCAGAAAGAAAAAATTGAAAAATATATAAAAATACTAAAAGAAACTGGCAGCCCCAAAAAAGCCAAAGAGTTATCAGGTATAAAATCCAATGGTCAATATATAATAAAGAAATACA